ATCGACGATGCTCACACCCGTTTGAACACGGCTGTTCTCTTGGAGAACCAAGAGAAATGGTGCTTGGAAGAGTCTAACTCCGCTGGTGGCGGTGCCCTTGGTGGTGCTGCACAAGGTGGCGTTCAGTTCAACCCAGCTTCGCAAATTGGATCCGGTGATACTTACGCACCGAACGATGCACGCCTTCCTAAGGTGCTCATCCCGATGATCCGTCGTACATTCCCTGAGCTCATTACTAACGATATCGTTGGTGTTCAGCCCATGAGTGGTCCAGTTGGTCTTGCATTTGCTCTTCGCTATGCTTACCAGTCTGATTCACTTGGTACTGGTGTCGATGGTAAGTCAACTCCATCTTCAGGAGATGGTGTCCCATATAATGGTTCAGCTAGCCTTCCTGACGCAGAACTTGGTTATCAGCTTCTTGATACTCGTTTCACTGGTGCATCCGGTGACAACCAGCTTTCAGGTGCTACTGGTTACTGGGATTTCAACGGTAACGACCAAGGTGTTGCACAGATTCTCTCTGCTTTTGAGATTACTGGTAACATCCCGCAGGTTGAAGTTAAGTTCGAAAAGACAGCAGTTGAGGCCGGTACACGCCGCCTTGGTGCTCGTTGGTCCGTTGAGCTTGAGCAAGACCTTAAGAACATGAACGGTATCGATATTGACGCTGAGATCACTAATGCAATGAGCTACGAGATCCAAGCTGAAATCGATCGTGAGATGCTCATGCGCATGATCCAAGCTGCACTTGGTGCTGGCTATGGCCCAGGTTTCTCGGTCTGGTCACCTGCTTCTGCAGATGGTCGCTGGCTCGTTGAGCGTAACCGTGACTTCTATCAGCGTTTGATCGTTGAAGCTAACCGCATTGCTGTACGTAACCGTCGTGGTGCTGCTAACTTCATCGTTGCTACTCCTCGTGTATGTGCTATCCTTGAGATGCTTCCTGAGTTCCAGTGGGTCCCAGTTGCTGGTGACGTCAATACTCAGCCAGTAGGTATCGGCAAGGTCGGTTCTATCGGTGGTCGCTTCAATGTTTACCGTGATACCCGTACAGAAGCTACCTACAATGGTAACTTCGGCCAGACAGTTGGTGGCGGTGGTCAAAACGGTATTGAGTACGCACTCCTTGGATATAAGGGACCTGAGTTCTATGACACAGGTATTATTTACTGCCCATACATCCCAGTTATGGTACAGCGTACAATCGGACCTAACGACTTCGCACCACGCGTAGGCTTGCTTACACGTTACGGAGTTGTTGATAACATCTTTGGTAGTAACCTTTACTATCACGTTATTATCGTACAGGGTCTTGGCCAGGAGTTCACTCCAGGATCAAGTTCTGTTTACTTTTAAGAGTAACGATTAGTATAACAATTAACCAGAACGGGTCCAGAAATGGACCCGTTCTTTTTTTGTAAAAATGGACCCGATTGATTAAATATTAACATATGAAATTTACTAACATTACTCTAAATGGGACTGGTGAATCCGGAGCAAGAAGTGGTCAAGGACTTCGACGTTTTGAGCATCACTATGTTCTAGATTCTGGCTGGGCTCTTGGCACTACCGCTGATAATGCTGTTAATACAGATTACTACGCGGTATGGAATACGTTTCCGACAATGACAGGTACAAACGTTAATATCGCAGCAATTAATACATCTAATACAGAACTTTCTGCTATTGGTATCTCTCAAATAACCATTAGATCAAAGTCCGGATATACAGGAGGTATTCTCGACTTAGCTATTATTCGTAAAGATGATGGTAAAGCTGTATCTATTACTTTCCCAGCTTCTGCTCTTCCCACTGCTACTGCTGGAAATATGGGTTCTTCTTCTCTTATAATGCTTTCCGCTGGATATACCGGTGCAGGTCGTAAAGCTCAGATTAAAGTAATTCCACCACAACAAGGACCAGCAACCCCAGAGCAGGGTCGCAAGCGTCTTCTTGGATACTAAACTCTAAGTTAGTTACATATTAAAAAGAACGGTAGGTGCAAACCTACCGTTTCTTATTGCTCAGACCGTGTCTAAGCCCTTTGTACACATTTTATATGATTATGTACATATATGTTCCTACCCTTCTATTCCCATGGTAACGCACATAATCCTTGGGTAGTAGATGGCTGTATCTCAGCTACTCTAGAAGATAGCTCTGCGAATCTAGATGGGTATATCCACGATGACTTAACAAAGTTAACACAATCAGCTTCAGTAAGATCTTGAAATGCAGTGTAAGAAGATAGTACTGGAGGTCCTATAGGATACTCTTCGTCTAAGAGAAACACATGCCCTCTTGTACCTCTAAACTGTCCAACACTTGATGTATCGTAACCTGACATAGAAGCCATAATCGAAGTAACTACATCAGCTTCACCAGATAGCGAATACTCTACAGTTAATCTATTGATCCAAATATTATATTCTAATGCCATATAACATATTTATAGCAATTGGTAGTCATAATCAAATGTTTTTATATCCTCTGCAAAATGCTTTGCCACAAGATCAATAGACTCCTGATTATAAGCTTGGGTATATGGCGTGTCATATCGCTGAGCGTTCTCTCGCCCTCTAAACACTCTCTTCATTCCTAACTCACGAGCTAGTGGTGCTATTTCATCATCTAACTCTTCCATTTTAATTATTCTATCTACTCTGTAATTTTCATCATCATTAGACTTAAACCAATTTAGTTGGTTATTAAATACATATCGCCAAAGATTTAATCCCTTACGTGTTATACTTCTATCATAATCATCCGAGTAAGTCCACTGTATCCATTTATTAAAATCTCTATCAATTTTCTCATCTTTAGAAAAATATTCCATATACTGGAGTTGTCCGAAAAACCGCCATGTTGAATATAACTTAGACCAAGGATTTCTCACTAAAGAAATAGTATACAATTTACTTATATCGATGTCTGTATCCTTACATCTTCTGTATAAGTCAGCAAGAGGTAAGTGCTTAGGATCAGCCGGCTCGTCCCATTCTGTTTCAAAGCTTTCTTTAAAATTCTTTCTTAAATATGTACCAGCTGTTTTAGGTATATGAATAAACAATATTCTTTTATCTACTAACAAACTCATAATTTATATACTACAACTCTTCCCAATCTCCATCACTATATATATCTGATGGTGGAGTATATTCAACTCTAGCTCTTCCTTCACCGTCAGTGGTTGAAATCTCCCTCATGTGTGGATCATGTCTCTCACCTAATACCATCCAAGAAACTGTTGCAGTAGAATCTGCTACACAGCTTTCAATAGTTAATGTATTATCTGTTACGGAACCTCTTACTGGATCCCAGTTAGTTTCATTAGTAGTAAATGTTCTAAAGCATCTGTTCAGAGCTGTTAATGTACCGTTTGTCATACCATGTATTGCATCAATATTAACAGTAGCTGCACCTGCAGTTAAGTCAACAACACCACTGTATATGTTATCAGCTTGTGGAGACTCAACGAATGAATGTGATAGTCGCTTAGTTGCAGATAATTCAGGAAGCGGGTGAGCAATATCAAAACAACCTGAGGATTTAGCGAACGAACCGCAGACCGAAACACATCCGCAGAATTTTGCTGAACCACCACCGCAGCAACTTCCGCAGTTTCCAGCTACTAAAGCGTAAGAACTCTGTCTGGACTGTCCACCTATTCCCATAGTACAGAAGCAACCAATAGGCGCTTTCATATCATACGACGAGCAATGTGTTCCTTGAGTCTTTGCTCCGTAACTTTGAGTACATAACTTAACAGCATTATCACTATAAAGACAAACAGCACCATCATCATGAATAAGAATACCATTCTCATTATCATGAGGCATCAAGTAAATATTACCACCATCATCTCCATCAACGTTATTTCTTATGCAAAGGTGATTCTTATCATTATCGATATATGATGAAGTACCATTATGAAATAGACTTAAATCAGCACTACTACCTATTTTAACACAAACATTGTCATTTAAGGTTATACTACCAGTAAATGTAGAACCAGATGTTACTACATTACCAGTACATGTTGTATAACCAGAACCGTTAGTTAGCTGGTTATTATTGGTTATATAGTTAGCATTTGTAGCTCCTGTATAACCAAGATTAGCGAGTGTTATATTACGTGTAGAATGTGATGTTATAACACCGTCAGTCATTACCAACTGATCTACAACCTGGCATCCTGAGGTGTTAATATCTGAATCGGTTCCAATAATTGTATTATATGTACCAGATGCTTGCTTAGTAGCTAAGCAGGTATCGACATACGTTTTATTAGTAGCATCTGTAGTTGCGCTTACTGTATCAATACCTTGAATACGACCTGTACCTCCTAATGTAATATCACCACCAGCAACAGTTAGATCACCTGAAAAACACCCATCGCCAAGTTCACCGTTTAAACAAAACAGATAACCACTAATGGTACCAGATCCTCCTCCATGCCGTCCAATACAAAAACCGGAATGAGCATAAGATGTGTCATTATTATTACTATCTAAATTAAAAAGTACACTACCATAACTATTGAATCTAATATCATCATCATCGCTTCCAGAAGCATTTCTTGATGTAATAGAGTGATTGCCACTATCATCACCATAAAGAGTAATATAATCACCCCTATCTCTCATGTGTAGCCCATCAACAGTAAGACTACCAGCTGTAGTAAAACCTGTTGATCCAGCAAGAGGAGACAAACAACCTAACAAACTATCAACTTCACCTTCTGTATAGTAGCGACCATCTAAGTTATAACTACCAAGCGCAGTTACATGACCGTAACCATCTAATGTAACATCTTGTATTACAGTACCACCACTATTGTTAACGGAAGACTGAGAAGAAGTATCGCTATGATTTATTGTAACACAGCCGCTTGTACCTCCTCCTGTTAAACATGTACCCGCTACAACCTGTGTTATATCACCAGTACAAGTAGTATAACCTGCTCCGTTAGTTAACTGGTTATTATTAGTAGGTATTGTTGTATTACTATATGCATTACTACCAAAGATCTCTGAGAAACGCTTACGTCTCTCTGCTCCATTATCAAGAAGAATTAATTCATCTTGGGTTGTACAAACACTACCAGTCATATCAGTTAGTTCTGATAGGTCTAAGCTTATTGTTGCTGTACCACTTGAAGCTCCACCATCTAAACCAGTTGAAGTAGTAACGCAAGTAATATTACCGACACCAGTGCCGGTACAGGTCGTATAACCGCTGTTGTTTGTCCACTGTGATATGCAACCACTCTTGTTAGTAAAGGTTTGTGTATTACTTGGTGTGGTCGTTCCTGTGCATGTTGTCTTAGCATTCCAAGTTGAGTTACAAGTACTGTTGACACTTACTGTATCAGCAGCAACGGTAATAGCC